CCAAAAACTCCTTCCAGTTGTAACTGATGAGACTGCATTCCATCCAATGTGCCAGTCAATCCAATCCGATACTTCGCATCGTGGCACTTGTCCATAATTGAAGTTAGTGACTTTGCTTTGAAGAGGTGCGCTTCATCGCCAATGACAACATCAAACCGATTAAAATAATTTTTAGGTTCCTTGTAGATAGATTGCCACGTAGATATGACGACAGGAGATTTGATATAACGGTCTTGACCTCCATAGATTTTCCCGACGTGATGTCTTGCGTTCCATCCATAATCTTCAAAGTCCTTATAGAGTTGTTCAACCAGAGATGTTGTTGGTACAACAATTAAAATTTCTCTGTTGCGTTGTAAATGCCAACGAACAAGACAATAAATTATGAATGATTTCCCAGACCCAGTGGGTGATAGTAATAATCTACGGTGATGCCTAAGTGCTCGATAAATTGATTGGAGTTGGTAATCTCTTGCCTTGAAAGGCACACCCAAAGATCTAACAAAACCTGCAACTGCCTCAGGTGATACGCCAACATCTTCTTCTCCTGGTGTTCCATAATACTTACTATCTTCTACCGTATAGTCGTAATTGTTTTGTTGCAACCACTCCGTCAGGTAATGAAATAACCCAACGTGAAGTTCACCAGTGCCAGGAGAATACAAACGAATTCTCCCATCCCACCTTTTGTAGCGACGTTGTTTCTGTAGGAACTTTGCTTCGGGAACTTCAAAACTGAAGTATTCTGCAAGTTCTTGATGAATGTGAAGTTCGGTCCGAATGCGGAGGAAAACTTCGTTCTTTTTCTCGATGATAGTCATCAAATAGGAAATTCAAATCGCTTTGCATCAATCGCGTTCTTCACTTGGAATCCACGATTGTTAATCATTTTGAGAATGTTCTCAATATAATTTATGCAAGTTTCAAAGTACGCAATTCGCAATTGCTGTTTTTGAATATCCTCATCACTTTCTAGGAACGTGTTAATATCGCCCTTTAAGATCTTGAGATCAAAGGCAGCACCATTATCATCAACTGCTTTACCGTTGTACCACAACCACTTATTTCTCCAAACTGTCTTGAGTTTTAGTTTCTCTTCCTCAAGGATCAGTTTATATTTGTTGTATTGCACAAAATACTTTTGATGCAATCTTGGGATTAGTAGAGATTCCTCTCCCAAATTTGCCTCATTAAAATCACAGTCCTTTGACCAGGACTCTTGCAAATCATCAAGTAGTGCCATAAATTACGAAAGATTAGTCAGACGTTTTCCTTCAAGACTTTGGATCTCGTAGGATAGATAATCAAAAGTTACAACTGCTTGGAAATATTCTTGATCTGTAAGTGTTCCATCAAAATCTAATGTGCCAAGATCGATGGGTTTTAGATCTTTGAATACGACGTTATATGATGGTTGAAAATTTGAATTCAAAATTGTCAAAGTACCATCGGCAAATACCTGTGGTGCACCCGAACCTTTGATATAATTTGCGGTTTCAAATGCATCACGCTCAGCATAATTATCGGGAACTCCAAGTGCACGCATCCAGTTGTGGATGATTAGATAGTTTTCAAGATCTTCGTCAACAATAAATTGAAGATTGAATCTTGAATACTCCAATCCACCATCGATGTACGCTGGTCTAAACGGAGTTGCTTGTTCGACAAGACCGAGAGAAATACCTGGGATGTTTGCCATCTGTGCAAAATATGCCACCTTGGGATACTTTGCTAAGGTAAAACGAAAGCCACCTGGACTTAAAAAGTTCCTGTTGCTGATTTGAGAAGCGAAAGACATTTGCTATATTGGTGGCTTCGTTCGTTAGTATTTAGTCGCGATATTCCTGCAACATCTCCAACATACGATTTAGCATTGTGTGTGCTCCGTCGTGCCACTCAGCACCTTTTGCAGACCAAGAACCGTTGTAGAGTTCGTTCTTCATTTTCAAAAGACGCACTTCCAATTCACTTTTCTTCACGTTGTTTCTCGGCATTTGTAATTACAGTTTACCAGTATCTATAAAAAAAGGACCCCCGAAGGGGTCCTCGTGTGTTGGGTATATGACCAATGGATCACATAAGGTTGTCAACGAGCACGCGACGATAGTAGCGGTTAGCGTTGGCGGTAAGAGCACCGCTGCCCTGGGAGGTGCCTTCTGCGAAGGGGTTAGCAACCAGACCGTAGCGGGTCTTGAAGCCGATCTTCGGCTGGAAGGTGTCCTGACCGACGGCACGAACCATCTGCAGGGGCACGTAGGGGCAATAGAACAGACCTGCGTCGTATGCGCTGCCACCCTTGTAACCAGCCACATAGAAGTGACGGTCAGAAACGTTAGCAGAATAGGGATCGACGTAGACCTTGATGCGACCGTTGAGTGTACCAGCCAGGGTGCTGGAGTTGTCATCGGGCAGCAGACCGCTGTTGCCAGCCAGTGCGGGGGTGTAGTCCAGAACGCCTGCCATAGACAGTGCCGAAGCAACGTCAGCAGAACAGATCAGGATGTTACCCTTGCCACGACGAGTCTCGTGACCGATAGCGTTCATATCACGCTCGATCTGGAAGAGCAGACCCTTGAACTTCTCAACAGACCAGCGACCGTTGGAATCGACATCGAGGTCGAAGATACCAGCAGTTGCGGTGTTGTTCTGAGCACCAGGACGTGCAATCTTGTACACAGTACGAACAACCTCGCGGTTGATCTCAGCCAGCACCTCTGTGGAGAGGATGTTTGCCAGCTCGGACTCAGCGTCCAGACCGTGCACTGCCTTAAGGTCTTGTGCCAGTTCCAGAGAGTATTCTGCCTTCAGAGCACGGCTCTTAGCAGTAACGGTCACTTTCTCGATGCTGAAGTTCATTTCAGCGAAAGCGTTACCCGCTGCATCACCCAGAGCTTCAGCCTCGGCGGTGGGCATACCATCGGAGGTATTGTAGGTGCCACCGTCGTTCAGCAGACCAGGGTTGCTGCCGCTCTGAGCGGTACGACCCAGGTTGCTTGCTGCGTTCTCTGCAGAGAACTCGGTATCTGCTTCGTTGAAGAATGCCTCGGTGCCAGCAGCACGGTCGGTGCCATAGCGGGAGCGCATTGCGAAGATCAGACCAGTAGGACCAGTCATCGGCTGAACACCAGCGATGTCATAAGCAATCAGCTTAGGCATCGAACGGCGGATCAGGCTGATCAGCACGGGATCGAAACCAGCAACAGGACCAGTAGCGGTGCTTGCGCTGCTGAAACCGCCTGTACCAGCGGACATTGTGGGGGCAGCCTCATTAAGGATGCCTGCTTCCTCACGGAGGAAGGATTCTTGGTTTTCGAGCAGGACTGCGGTCACCGCTTTCTTATAGCTGTCCTTGATGGAATCAAGACCCTCGCAATTAAGAACGGGTGCCCACTTTTCCTGCAGATGCTCGGACTTGAACATTTGCTTTTTACCTCTTTTGGTTATTGAAAAATGGTTTTAATAATGACTAATTCACTTAGTCCAGCGACGGAGTGCATCGACGTAACGAGACATCGAATCCGTCATTTCTGTATCCACAACGGGTTGGACATCCTCAGCAATCGTTTCTGCTGCTGCCTGGGGCTTGCTAGAGAAATACGACTCCTTCAGAGTCTCAATCTTGCTGCGGAAAGACTCTTCATCTTCAAACTCAACACCCTCTGCCAGACCAGCAAGCTTTTCCTTTTCGGTTGCTGCCAGACCTTCAGAGATTTCTTTCACGATCCCATTCTTAACGTATGCTGCGACCGATTGGGTCAGAGCGACGTTCTTTTCAATTTGCTCGTTGAGTTTTGCTTCCATCGAATCAAGTTCCTCCACCATCTCAGAGATGATGTCGGTTTTCTCTTCGGGAACCTCAATGTGGTTCTCGACGAAAACTTTTTTGAGACCTGCAACAACAGACTCGGCAATCTCGGCTTTCAGACCGATTTCAACTGCCAGTTCGTTCTTGCCCATCCACTCGCCAACTGCATAGGTCAGATACTCATCGACCTTTTCAGCGAGTTCGGTCTTAACAGATTCCACTTCCTCAGCAAGGGTAGCGGCATATTCGTCGTGAATACGTGCCACTTCCTCATTGAGACGAGAGACGACTGCTGCCTCAAAGATTGTTGCTGCTTTTTGCTTGAACTCTTCGCTCAGGTCTTCACCTTCGGTCAGAGCAGCAACATCTGCAGACATATCGATCTCAATCAGATCACCATCTGCTTCTGCGCTTTCTGTCTTGGCAGATGCATCGGAGGGCTTAGTCTTAGGAGCAGCAGCCTGTGTTTGAGCGGGAGCTTTCAGTTTGTTGCTCTCGTCATCAGGTTTGCTGTTCTGGGGAGTAGGACCACCCAGATCTTCGACAGAACCCAGCGAAGAACCGTCAGCAACGGCACCGTCGAACTTTGCTTCGGTGACTTCTTGTTGTTCTTCGGAAACCATCACTTCATTTTCTTGCGACATTGGTTGTCTCCTTAGTAGTCTTTGCTATTCTTAGAAATATTTATAATTCACAAAGTTCTCAGGAATTGGGAAAACGCGGAAAGTTTTGCCTCTTCAAGAACTTTGGGATTGGGTGCGAGATCGAGGGTACGCTTAATGTTGGCAACCTCTGACTCTTTAATGATGCCGTTGTTCCATACCCACTCACGACCTTCCATAATGCCATTGACAAAAGCGTCAGGCGCGGAAGGATCTGCCACAATGTCAGCAGCAGTAGCGAGCATAAAGTCATCAGCAACGATCTTTGCACCGTCGCGTGCCTCTCTCAGTGAACCAATGCCACGAGAAGAAACACCAAGTTTCACACCTTCGTCAAGAAGACTGCGAGCAATGTTGCCCATAGGTGTATCAAGAATCCGTGCTTTACCACGGAAGTTGTTTCCCTCTTGAACCAGGGATGTGATTAAGTGAGAAACGCGATCGAGGTTCACAGTGGGACCATCGGGATGACCCAGTTCGCCAAGTGCACGACCAGACTTGATGAAACTTTCGTTGTACTTCTCCACCTCTCTTGCAAGAGTGGCGATTGGGTACATACGACCATTTCTATTTTTGATTTCACCTTGCAGGAAGGTTCCTTCAATATACAGATTCTTCTTACCGTTCTTTTCTTCGGTAAGAATCTGTACGTCTTCAATCGTTTCCGTAATCAGTTTCATCGGTTTCTTCCGTAGGTTCTGGGTTCATCCAATTTGCAGCGATCTCCTTCTTTCTTGCTTCGAGAGCATCGGCAGAAGCAGTTTTCATTGCAACATCAACTTCGCTACTAAGATCCTTCGATCCTGAAAAAATCTTATTAACGATATTCATAGCATCCACACTGGGCATAATTTTAGTACCTCAATACATTATTATTTAGAATTCTCCGCGTTTATAGTCACCAGGAGGAATGGATTCAATTCCTTGAGGACCAGTTGTTTCTTCCACTGGAACTTCTCCCATTGCAGCAGGATCTTCAAGAGGCATACCTGTAGCGGGGTCGATGGATGCAGGATCCATCAACTTACCATCAGCAATTTCTTTCTCGATTTGCTTATCGATTTCTGTGATCTCAGCGTCAGTTTGCTTGAGAATCTGACGACGCAGATAATCAAGAGAGAAATACTTACCAGCAAAGGGATCCATTGTGGCGAGAAGATTTAGACGTTCCGTCATAATCTCTTTCTCTTTCAGTTCCGCAAAGTAGTTATCTGCGATGAAGTCATACTGAATATGTTCAGACATCTCATCCCACTCTTCAATAGAGATGACGCCTTTAAGGATCAACTGAGTTTTCAGAAGATCGTGAAACAGTTCGGAGAATTTTTTGCGGAGGCGAGTGACAAACTTCTGGAATTTGATTTCATCGCGTGTGATCTCAGCAGCACGTCCCAGGTTGAATGTGGATTCGGATTCCAGACGTGACTCGGGAACATTCAGTGCGCGATACAGTTTTTTCTGGAAATACTTAACGTCTTCCAGTTCGCCCAGATTTTGCCCGCCAGGGAGAGTAGTGATTTCTGTACCACGACCACCTTCACGGCGAGGAAGCCAGAAGTCTTCCAGCATTGACATAAACTTGCGGTCATCACGAATCTCGCCAGTGTCTGCGTTGTACACCAGTTTATTTCTATAGCGAGACATCACTTCGCGCAGATATTGTTCTGCCTTTTGCTTCGGCAGATTACCCACATCAATGTAGAAAATACGACGCTCGGGTGCACGAGAGAGACGATAGATCACAAGACTATCTTCAATCATTCTCAGTTGATTGAGTGCTTTGATAGCCTTGTGCAAATGTGACATAATCACATTCTTATTCATATCCTTCAGACCAGAGTGGCAGAAGGCAATTGCATCAGGTGCTACTTTGATACCTGCAGTTTCTGCTGCTCGCAGTCCTTTCGGGTTATAAATGTAATATTCTGCAGACTTGGGAGCAAGATTGGATTCCATCGAACGAGGATCGATGAATGTTTTGTCCTTTGGTCTTTCAAGCTCGATGACTTTGCGAATCTTTCGCGGGTCAATATAACGAAGTTCAGTAATACCTTTTCTTGGGTTCTTGGTATCGATTACTTTGTGGTAATACAATTTACCATCAATATACCAACGACGGAAAATATCGTACGCTTTTTTATCGAAATCAAGAAGACGAAGAACATTATCAAATTCTTCGCGAATTTTCTTCTTAATGTTATTACTTACTTGCAAGTTGGACAATTCAATGTCCACTGGAGTATCATCAAGTTCTCCAGCAATTGCTTCGTTTACAACATCATCGATAGCGCGATCACACTCTGGGTGAATCGACATTTCGCGGTATCGACGAATAAGATCTTGTTCGTCTTTATATGAACCATCTAAATCAATAGCGGTTCCAAAGAAACCGCCACCAGCAATCGGAGTTGCTGCATCATCAGATTCTTTACGCACGAAAGAAGGGCCAGGATTCTGACCCTTCTTGGCACGTTCAAGAGAATAACCAAATAGTTGAGACATTGACTGTCAGGATGCTTTATCAGATCTATTTATGAAAGATCTCAACCAGCGTTTCCAGTATTGATGTCAGTGTCGTATGTCCAGTATTGAACTTGGAACTCAACTGTGTACTCTTCGGGAGTATCATTGTTACCCCAATCAAGATCAATTGCGCTGATGTTGCTGGGCCAAATACCTTCAAACTTGTAGGTACGGATGATGTTTCCCTTGCGATCCATCTGGCGAACCTTTGCCATTGCTTGATAGTCAGCGATGGTATTGGAGTTCTGATAGTTCTGCTGCAGAGCCTGGATGTTTGTGGACCAGGACTCAAAGAAAGCACGGAACTTGAAGGACTGATCGTTCAGCACGGTCACTGTCCAAGGTTCAAATGTGCGATCACCAGCAACCTTCAGCATACGACCACGATAAGGCACTTCAACCACACCCACTGTAGAAGCGGGAATGTTTGCTGCCTTAACGAGGAAGGTGCCGAAAGCAGATGCTTCAGATGCATTCAGTTGGGAAGCGCCAGAAGCATTCTCAGAAGCGTCGGAACTAGAACCGACCACGCCACCAGATTGGGGGCTCACCCCGTCCTGAAGGATCGGGGGAGCATAGATTTCGACTTGGAAAAGGTTAGGACGGGCAAAGTCTCTAACTTGATCGCGGAAGGTGAAGATTGGAGCTCTTACCGAGCTCTGCTCCACCTGTCCTGGTTGTTGTTCTGCCATTGTTTTTCTCCGTTAGTTAATTCTCTTGAGATCAGTTGGTGACTTCAGCGAAACTAGAACCAGTTCTAGTAGCAGTGAATGTCAGAGTCACATAGTTAATCGAGCGGGTGGGCTTCACGAAGATCTCAGCGAAGAACTCACCACGGTCAATTGCCTCGGGCGGGTTGTTGCTGCTGTCGCAAACAACCAGGAAGTCCACGATTCCACGACGGGACTGGACAGAACGCAGGAAGGGTTCAACGATATTCTTGAACGATGCGCGAGTGAACTCGTCATTCAGTTCAAAGAGTTGAGTCTTAGCAGCGTTGCTGATTGCATCTTC